GATTATGTTGGCTATGACGAACTGGCCGCCTTTGATGAGGATGTGGAGAAAGAGGGTTCGCCGACGTTCCTGGGGGATAAGCGCATAGAAGGCTCAGTGTGGCCAAAGTCTATACGCGGATCTACACCGAAAATCAGGGGCATATGCCAGATAGAACGCGCCGCCAGTGAATCCGGGCATTTGATGCGTTTTCATGTGAAATGCCCGCATTGCGGCGAGGAGCAGTTTTTAAAGTTCGGCGATCGTGAAACCCCCTACGGTTTTAAGTGGGAATCAGGGAAGCCGAAGACGGTTTTTTATCTCTGTGAGCATAACGCCTGCGTGATACGCCAGCAGGAACTTAATTTTAGTGATGCGCGTTATATCTGTGAAAACACGGGCCTTTACACGTCTGATGGCCTCCGCTGGTTCGAATCGACGGGGCAGGAGGTTGATCCCCCTGAATCAGTATCCTTTCACATCTGGACCGCTTACAGCTCGTTTACTACCTGGGCGCAAATCGTAAAGGATTTTAGAAAGACGAAGGGCGACCCGGGCAAGCTGAAAACGTTCACCAACACGACGCTTGGCGAAACCTGGGCCGAGGAAGTGGGGGAGCGGCCGTTACCTGAAACCCTGGTTGAACTGGCAGAACATTACCGGGCAGAAGTGCCTGATCGTGTGGTTTACCTCACTGCCGGCATTGACTCCCAGCTCGACCGTTACGAAATGCGTGTTTGGGGCTGGGCGCCAGGTGAAGAGGCATTCCTGATCGACCGCGTGATTATCATGGGGCGGCACGATGAAGAGGAAACGTTGCTGCGTGTTGATGAGGCCATCAACAAACAGTATCAGCTGGCCGACGGCACGATCATGACCATTGGCCGCGTTTGTTGGGACACCGGCGGTATCGACCAGACGATAGTTTATAACCGCTCGAAAAAACTGGGCCTCTTTCGGGTAATCCCGATCAAGGGCGCCAGCGTTTATGGGAAGCCAGTGGCCAACATGCCGCGCAAGAAAAACAGCCACGGCGTTTTTCTGACAGAAATCGGCACTGACGTTGCCAAAGAAGTCATTTACAGCCGCTACAAACTGGAACGTTCCGCTGATGAGTTACTCCAGTGCCCGGGCATCGGCTAATGAATCCTGGCGTTACTTCCTTGGTCGCCGCAAGTTTATTGCGTCACGCCAGGCGAGCATGATGTTTTCCTGTTGGTTGGAGGAAGCATTGATCCGTGGGGTGGTAAAAATGCCATCCCGCGCACGTTTCTCATTCAGTGAGGCGCGATGTGCCTGGAGTAATTCAGAATGGATCGGCGCCGGCCGCATGGCCATTGATGGCCTGAAAGAGGTGCAGGAGTCCGTCATGCTGATAGAGGCGGGGTTAAGTACCTTTGAAAAGGAATGCGGCAAGCTGGGCGAAGACTATCAGGAGATTTTCCGCCAGCAGGTGCGGGAGGCAGAAGAACGCAAGGCAGCCGGCTTAACACAGCCTGCGTGGGTGGCTGCAGCTTTCCAGGCTCAGCTGCAGAATTCTACACAAAACGAGGGAGGTCAGCGTGGATCAAGCGCGTAACTTGCCCCATACCGGTTCGCGTGCTGACGACGTTGCATATCAACGCATTGCATGAAACGCGAAATCAACCGGTGAAAATGGCGTATGCCGGCGATACGGTCCGCGTTCTGGCCTCGGACGTGGACGAGCTGGAAGACGCTGGCCACGCGACAGAGCTTTAAGGGGGCGGCATGGATGGGTTCGATAACCTTTTTGATGAGGCCCTTTTCGATGCTGACAGCCGAATTATTGAGGTGATGGGGCGGGAAATGGTGGTGTCTATCAATGGTGCGCCGACGCCTGTCCGTGCCGTTTTCGATGAGCCTGCCGCTGATACCTCCCTGCCTTATGGTGCCGCAACGGTTCAGGACGTCGCCCCTCGGCTATTTGTTAAAACGGCGCTGATTGCAGGCCTGAAACCGAAAGATCGGGTGGAGATTGGCGCAGAGTCCTTTTGGGTGGTGAAGGTCGGCCCGGACGACACAGGAACCTGTGTTGTTACATTGGCGCGCGGAGTGCCAGGGAAGCCCGCGCCGGCGATCGACAAATGGAGTAAATGATATGGCCCGTGAAAGCCGATTGCGTCGAAATTTACCGATTGATATTGACCTGCAGGTGCTGCAACAAATAGCCGTCGCCGCCGGCGCTAATCATAAACAATACCGTAATGCATACAGCAGGGCATTGAAGCGTACGTTAGCAAAGTCTCTAAGGTCGGCCCGGGGAGATCTCAAGGCGGGACTCGCTCCCCGGGACATGAAAATGATAGAGAAACGTGTGCTGTCTTATCAAGGCTCCCGGGGCACTATCACCGACACAAGTAATAAACTGGGCGAGGGGAAGATCTGGTTTGGCTTGAACGCTATCAAGGTTAAAGACCTCAAAGGTCGGGTTAAGGGGCGGGCGCGACCACACCATAACCGCAGAGATCCGCAGTCTGGCCGGTTTATTGCCGCCCGTCGGCGAAAGTTGAACGAGGTGGGCTTTGAACCTAAAGGTGCCTTGCTGCCGGCGATGAATTTCCCTGACGGTGAGGTTGCTCGGTCAAAAAAGGAAGGGCGGCGCACGGTACTAATACGTGACCCCCAGACCCGCCGTGCCCGTGAGGCGGAAATTGATATTTATGCAGCGGTGCTGGATCACCTTGAAGACCATTCATTTCCCGATATGGCGACCAATTTCTATCGAGAGTTTACGAATGACATCAGGGGGCGCATTAAAAAGCGGATAGACCTGGACGGCCGGAGAATGTAAATGCCTACACCGATTTTAATGGCCCACTATCATGAGGCGGTTTTATCTGCGCTGCGTGAAATTTCCTGGGTCACTGATGCAAATGATTACCCGGAAACCGTGACGCAACTGGCCACGCCGGCCGTGTATTTTTCCATTATTGGCTGGAAGAATGTTCCCAGTGGGGATGGTCAGTTACGCGTAGAGTTTGAGCATGACCTCTTTGTTGTTGTTGATCGATCGGCGACGGCTGACATTTCAAAACCGCAGATATATGTTCGCACGGCCGCCGCTGACCTTAGCCAATGGATAGAGGGCAAAACGTTTGGGCTTGAAGGGCTGGAGCCGGCGCAGTTTGTCAGTGCTGACCCTGATGAGTTTGATCCGGAGATGGCGGCCTATATTGTGTGGCGCATTACCTTCACCCAGGTGGCGGCGATGGGTGAAGATCCGTTTGAGTCGAAAGCCGGCCCGCTGAAAAAGGTATTTTTGGGCAAGGCTCCGAATATCGGCAGCGCGCACATTGACGACTATCGGCTGATCTACGAGAAAAAAGAGGCCGCCGGCGATGAGTGATGACGCGTTATCAGACCTGCAGCGCCGGGTTGCCAATATGGTCCGCCGGGGGGTTATTCATTCTGTACGGCATGGCCAGCAACCGGCCTGCCGCGTCGAACTGGGCGACATCATCACAGCCTGGCTTCCTCTGTGTATGGGTTTTTCAGGCGCAAATCGCACGGAGTCCAACCCCTGCGCAGTTGGGGACCCTGTGACCGTGTTATCTGAGGCCGGGGAACTGAATAACGGGCGGGTGCTTCCCGGTGGTAATACGGGCGTCATGCCGGCGCCAGAAGGCAGCGACGCGGAGCACATCACCCGATACAGCGACGGCGCCGAGTTTCGCTACAACCGCGAAGCCCACGCCTTTACACTGACGCTACCGGAGGGCGGCACCTATGAAATTATCGGTATGAGCGATAAAGCAACGGTAAGAGCCTGGACATTTTTCGCCGGCGGTTTTCGTATCCAGGGCGCGCATGAGTACACGCCGCCGGAGCTGTCGATCGTTAAAACAGACCTGCGTACCGGCGCGCAGGATGCCCCCACGCCGATGGACGACGGCATGGAAGCGTTAATCTGCCAGATCAAGTTTTACGGCATCGATACGGATATGCTGACCCGTTTTGGTTTTGTGACGGGTAATCGCAATCGTTTTGCGGCCTACGAGGGCTATCTCAGTAACGGCCGGGCGCTGGGTTCGATTGACGAGATAGAGGGATTTGTCTCGAAAATTACGCCGGATGCCCGCGATAACCAGGCACTGTCAGAAAAGGCGACCACGGTCGAAATCGCGATCAATTACTACAAACAAACGTTTGAAGGCCGCGAGCTGTTCGAAATCGACACGGAGCGCTTTATTCGCCGTGTGAATGGCGTAGATCAGTTGCGCGGCATCGCCGCCAAAATCCGCCTTTAA